CTACGGGTGCGACGCCTGATGCGACGCCGGGTGCTACGGGTGTGGCTGGTGCTACGGGTGCTGACAATAACACCCCTTCCGTCGCCGCTGACAAAGATGCCGCCGCCACCGGCGAGAAGAAGCCCGGTTTGAGTTTAGGCCCCGAAATCCAAGGCGACATTTCGATTCATAGTGAGACGTTTGTGTTGGAAAAGAAGGATGACGCACAGAAACTTCTGACATTTCTGGTGAAGAACGGCCTGCCTTATTATATTCAACTAGAACTGAAACCTGACGGCAAGAAATTCAATCGTCACGATACAGAGATTTTTGATTTGCGCCGTATATTATGCGGGAAATTCGCGACGAATAAGGATTTCGAAACGGATGGCAAAATACCCGATAAAAAACACGACTTGTATTTCAAGGCGCCCGACCAGGTAGGTATTGCGGATGGTGATACAATGGGTAACGAGTACCCCAATGATGTATTTATTTATACGGGAGAGAAGGGACAGGTCGACCCTACGTCGAAAGACAAGTCAATCAAAATCGCAATCGCTGGCAATAATAATGGACCAGTCGTTGTGCTAGATTCGCGCCGTTTATATAAACTGACGGGAGATGGGCCAAAATCCATAGATAATTATGACCCTGATGTGCTGAAATACGGCGAAACAGTCGACCCAAGTGAATTCCGACTCCAGGTTGCGCCAATGTCCGAAGATGATTTTAAGAAGGCGGCGGCGACATCCTCGGATGGATCGAAGAATAAGGGGAAGAAGGTCGTCACCGATGATACCAATAGTTATGTTGTAAATCTATCGGTTGGTTGTAAGGTGACATCTATCCAGACTCTGCGCAAATCTCTCGAAATGGTGAGATTGAGCCTTGAAGATGAGGACGACGACAGTAAAACGAAGGCGATGGATGTATTCAAAATGTTGATAGAATTATTAAACAATCCCGAGTTCGTCAAAAATGAAGGGTTCGATGATTTTATTAAATCGGTAGGCGACTTTTCGTATAAAATACCAGATGAAGAGCGAAGATACGGACTCGCGCAATTGGCGATCTTTTTCACTGAAACGAAAGGGCTCCCGCCGGCTCTCGTAAAGGAGTTCGGTAATTTGATGAGGTTGCTTGGCAAAGGTCCTATGGGCGAAAATGGCGCGTGTGCGGCCTTTGATACACCTGGACTTCCTATTGAGTTTAAAACATTAGTTACACCATTGGCGGACGGAAAAGTCAAAGAAGTGACGAGAATGACAAATAAAGGAAATATAACAGGTATTGCTGGATTATTAGAAGGTCTACAAGGGGCCTCGAAGGGAGACAAGAAAGACGCGGCGGGAGCAGGAGTGAAAGCTGAAGGCGACGCAGTGAAAGCTGAATCTGAAGGCACGGCAGCGGCAGCGGTGGAAGGCACGGCAGCGGAATCAGACAAGGCAGTGGCAGCGGTGGAAGGCACCGAACCAGACAAGTCGACAACAACTGACGAAGTTGCCAAAGAAGAAGGCGCAGAGGTCATTATTAGTAACACCTCTAAAATTTCCAAAGACGATATTAAAGAGATAGATGCGATTGATTCACAGGGAAATCGTTACAAATCGTATCTCGTGAGAAAATTCTCATTCCCTGAGTTAGAAAATATGAATATGGTTCATTTTATGGGATGGGGCACTGCTACTGACGAGTTTATTCCAGATTCGGAAGCAGAGAAAAGGATACTTCCGAGAGATGAGACATCAAAGACCGGACAGGGGGCTGGTCAGGATACGATAGACCAGATTATGAAAATATACGAAAAGGTTGATATGTCAAAGATGGAAAGTAAAGCGAAAGAAGCGGCCGAAGAATACAAAAAAGAACAAAAAGAAGTCGTCGCAGCAAGAGGAGCAATGGCGAGTATCGACGCAGCAGCAGCAGCGGCGGCAGCAGCGGCAGCAGCATCGGCAGCAGCATCGGCAGCACAACGGCCGTAATGACACGATAATTGATGACATTCGTAAATTTTAGATTTCATCAATAACACCTAAAACGGCAAATAACGCAACGACGCGCTATCATACGCCGTAACGCGAAACGCGTCGTTATACCCTTCCACATATATCATATCGCCCGTGCTCACATTATTACAACCATATTCGCCAGTTCCACTCTTTCCATTGATAATCACCGGCAACTTAATCGCATTGTTTTTATCGCTTAATGAATAAAACTGCCATTTGTCACGGTTTGTAAATAAGGGGCGACCAATCAATGGGAGTATCGTCTCCTGTGACGCGGTGCTGCTAGTGCTGCCGTTACCGCTACGCGTAAGAATCCCCACTTGCCGATACGTCGTATCTACGGACTGCGTGGGAACATTCACACGGACGCCCGACGCACCGCTGCCGCCGCCGCCCATTCCGCCGTAATGGATAGTTTCAACCCCACCTCGGATATCGTAATTCGGGCGTGTCGCGCCAACCGAGTTATCGCGCAGAGGCGGAACATACGGATTCAATAATACGTCTTGACTCGATGATGGACCGCCAATCCCGAAATCCAATGAACTCGAAAGCGGGTCAGTTGACTCGAGTAACACGCCGCCGTGGCCGTGGCCGTGTCCGTGGTGGCCGTGTCCGTAGCCGTGTCCGTGCCCGCCAAAAAACCGCGAATGAGCGTAAATCCCGAGAGTCAACATAAACACAGCAACCACGACAAGCGTTATATTTTCAAAACAGAATACGCCAGGAGGGCACTTTCTAACCATTTATTTGAAATAATGCTAAACGCGCAGAAGGGTTAGTATTATTATATCGCGTTATTTATTTTTTCTTCGAGGACGCAACAGTCGGTGTTCCACCTGGTGTCGCAAACCCCTTCAACATTTCAGTTATGCCGCCGATACCGCCACCTCCAGTCACCTGCTTCATAAAACCTTCCGCCGATTTCAACAATGGACCCATATCTTTCATATTATCCATCAGTTGCTTCTGCTGGTTCATCAGGGATTTCGTTTGGTCGGTCAAACCGCGCACACCTTCTTCACCGATGATATTCTCTATATTATCATACGCCTGCTCTAATGTGGAGGCGTAATCAATACGGTTGTCACTGCCGCCGCCTTTGCCGCCACTGCTGTCGTCTTCGTCTTTTCCATCGTAATTAGCCGGTGATAATTTCGTCATTCCTTGTTTTGTATTCTTTTTCCCGCCTTTTTCTGTTTCAATAGGCTCTTTTTTCTCAGCCTTCTCGGCGGGTTTCTCGGTGTCCTTTTCGGCGGGCTTCTTGTCGTCGGCATCGGCATCGGCGTCCGTGTCGGCCTTCTTGTCGCCATTTTTATCCGCGCCTTTCTTTGTCTCCATCCCCTCCATAACACCACGTGACCCAGTCATTTCCAATATAAAAACGGAAGCAAACGCGGTCAAAAGGACGATAATCATATTTTTACTAAAGTATGACATAACCAGTCCAATCAATGCCATAAGGATTACCGCATTGACGTTCTTATTTGCCAAATGACGCAGAATACTCAATAATACGATGAATAAACTGCCATATAATACGAACTTGTTCTGAAAGAACGGCGTATTGAATAAACGATTGATATACGACGCCATGCTATTTTGTTTGTCAATAATATATATTTCAATAATATAATAAATTGAATTGTATTCACATGTTTTATGTTATGACGTATATATATGTCGCGTTATGAGTTAGGGTTATGTCAAAAATTTAATAGGGAAATACACGGGTTTGTCCCGGAAACCAGTTCTCCTGAAATTCAGTCGCATTACATTTGTCATTATACATTTCCCTTCTCACATACGTTGACTGATTATATCGCATTCGCAAAATGTTATGGCGCCACGATTGAAATCGTAGAAACCGTCTGGTTATACCCGGGTGATGAAATGGTCGCAATATACAAAACATTTTGGTTGCGTATCTTTCAACGCGTGTGCCGGAAATGGGTGAGAGGGCATAGGTTTGCGCGTTCGTCGCGGTTATATTCATTATTGCTAAAACGAGAATATACTAGAACACATATATAACAGGTTTCTTCGCTTCGGGTTCGGGCGCGTCGCCCTTGTCTTCGTCCTCAGGCTCGGAGTCATCGCCTTCGTCTTCGATTTCGTCTTCGTCCTCAGGCTCGTCCTCGGACTCGCTATCGCTTTCGTCTTCGTCGTCTTCGCCCTCGTCGTCGTCCTCAGGCTCGTGCTCGTCGTCTTCGTCCTCGTCGTCTTCGGGCTCTTCGTCTTCGCCCTCGTCGTCTTCGGGCTCAGGCTCGTCCTCGGACTCGCTATCGCTTTCGTCTTCGTCCTCGTCGTCGTCGTCTTCGTCTTCGTCCTCGTCGTCTTCGTGCTCGTCGTCTTCGTCATCCTCGTCGTCTTCGTCTTCGTCCTCGTCCTCGTCCTCGTCGGCATCGGGCTCGTCCTCGGCCTCGCTATCGCTATCGTCGTCGCTCTTCGCATCGGCGTGGTCTTCCATAAACGTAAGTTTGTTGATTTGGTCGATAGTAACCCCAATCACAGTGTCGATATCCATTAATTTGTCAAAGCTCGCCCGCATTTTTTTCAATAATCCGCCAATTCGTTTCTTATCTCTCACGAGTTCGGTCATCATTAGTTTCGAACGGGTATCCGCCGGTTTATTCCGCTGCGCCGAGAGATTTTCACGAATAAGATTATTCAGGTGTCGGTATATTTCATCTAAATGCTCTACCTGCGAACGGTGTTCATCAACCATTGTATCAAAGATTCCCTTTGCGCGCATATACACCGACAGTAAATGTTTGTTATATTTCATATTGTGTCGCAGAGTAAGCATTTTTTCTATTATTTTGTGTTTGGTTTCTTTATCGCTCGCGCGAAAATCGTGAACGGTCTTGTCGCGCTCGGCTAAAAAATCCGAGTCACCATATACGTCATCCGCGTCCATTGACTTCGTCTTCGTGTTGTTACTGTTATTATTAGATAAGAATAAAAAACGACAGACGCATGCGACTGCGACTGCGACTACGACTGCGACTACGACGGCATGGCTTTCCACCAGCTACACGGTTTGTGCCAGAACTTCGTATAATAAATATCACCATCACAGAAGAAGGCGGCGCTATAACTATATGAACTCGCAGATGTTACGAGTATATCCGCCAGTGTCATTCCCATGTATGTGTCTTCATTCGAATCATTTACATGAAGCATGACATCCTGACCGATAATCTCGTGGTTTGTAAAATCCGCGAATTTGTCCTCGTGACCTTGTGAATAAATATGATACTGGATCTTGTCTTTCATGTATGTCTCTCGTATCATCAATAAAGACCTGATATAATAGTCATTGGTATATTCTTCACCGCTGTTGGGGCGCGTATCATCGCAATTGGGGCGGCGAATGTGGACGGCTAGATGGAGAGTATAGCCGCCCGAGGGGTATAGCCGCCCGGATGGGACGGCTAGATGGTGAGTATAGCCGTTTGTGGGTGTCCCGTCCTCTATGCGATAAACTCGCGCCCGTTCGCGCGCACGGTCTTTATTTCGCCAGTAAAGCTCCTTTATGCGCACCATACTCTTGCTTTTCATACACCTATCCATATTTCTCTCGACGTAGTTGAATATATCGTAAAAGTCGGGCGTCAATATATCGACGATTTCTTCGCGACGGCCCGCGCGTTCGTGTTCCGTATTTTGCGCGACGACATCCGAATAATTCATATAGTGTGGCTTCATATTCATTAATGTTTCCAGCCTGGTTATGAAATCCGGGTCGTCATTATAATTGTGCGCCATCTTGATAGGTGTTCTGTATATAAATGTGGATTCTTCGCACTCTTCCGCGTAAATACACGTCCATATGAATCGTTGAAACTGTGCGCCAAACCCGTCATCAAATGGAATCGTGGAATAGTATCGCTTCTTCGTCGTCGCCGCGGTCGCATCGGGGGTCGTCGCCGCGGTCGCATCGGGGGTCGTCGTCGGCGCCACGAATTGACTCTCATTGTTTAGTTCATACGCATTGGGCTGCGTCCGGTCATTTCTCTCGGATGTAAGCCGGCCAATATGTCGATTCGTGATGTGATTGTAAAACCCAGACAGGTATCCGTGCTTCATCCACCGGTTCGCATAATCCATTTCGAAAAACTGATTCGGGGTATCATAATTTCCTATCGCTAAAATTGCGGCGACATCAATCAATGATGGGCGAAAACTGTAATGCGGCCAGTAATGGCAGTTTCCATAATCAAATTCGCCTCCGACTTTATATTGGTGAAGCGCGATTTCGTGCGCGACACGTCGCACTATTTTATGACCCTGTATCTTATAATCCCGCACCGTCTCACCGTAATTTCGGTTGTATAATATTTGGCGCACATTATGACCCGCATTCCGCGCATCCGTCATCATTTGCGTGGCTTTATTGATATAACTCCCCGGGGTATGAAAGAGGAAATCGTCCTCCATGTGAATCCAATATTCGGGGCGTAATTCGTTGAGTTTATCCCAAATGATTTTCATGCTCGCGCGATGCCCCTTCTCTTCGGGGGATTTCATATAATAATCCATCCAGGGATACGCCTTCCGCATCTTCGCGCGGTCTTCTTCACTAGAATTATCATCCACACAATACCAGTAGTCAATCATATTGATGTCCGTCCACATATTCAATATAGAATTCACGGTTTGCTGAAAGAGGTCAAATCGCTTACACGTGGTGAATGTGATAATAACGCGGGGTCTTGTGCTAGGATTGCGATTGACAATAATAACAGATGGGTCATGTGCTGGTATATTCTTATCCAGATACGGCAACGTATGAATCGGGCGCGATAAATGATACTCGTACGTCCCGCCCGCGCCGGTTATTTTCAACAATTCACAAGGCGCCACCAACGCATCCCTCACTTTCGCGAAAAGCCGGTCCCATGTTACAATGTCATCGTCGCTATAGGTGTCATTTTTAGATGCGACGATGGCGAGATAATGGTCTACCGTGTAAAATAGTCGCAAAATCTCGGGAAATGTGTCCTCTTCAAAAAACTGGCGATAAAATGCGAGATTGCTATAGGTAGACGACAAGAAATGAAACGCCATAATATTATGCCGGAGGATGGTTTTACAGCATTCATACCCGCTTCGTTTGTCTGAAATATAAAACGCAGAGATAGAATTGTTATATTCAATAATATCGTGGTATTTATCCGTCGCCAGGAACAGTTTATTTTGCGGGAATTTATTGTAGGCCTTGTATTTGTGGTATAACGCATTCACCATCATGTGGTTTCCGTCCGCGCGGAGAATTTCCATTACGGACGCGATACCTTCGATACGTTCTTCGTCGTATTCCATCGTTTTAGAGTAGTATTTAAATGAATTGTATTTATCACCCTTTTTGTTATACAAATCACCGAGGCAAAGTGCGCTGTAATATTTCTCCTGTGTCCAGTTGTTTTGGGTGAGAACGCGGAGATACCATTCAATCGCCTTGTCAATATATGCGGGGCCGGCGTCCATCCAGCTTTGCGCGCAGTAGAATGCGTATCTCTCGGCGAGTCCGCGGTCGCCACCGCCACCGTATTCTTCATTATATCCGCGCTCTAGGACCGCAGCATCCTTGATGTATTTATTCGGGTCTTTACTACGGCTTCCCCCACGCCCCGACTCTACATAATAATCGCCTTGGACTGAAACGCAACTCTCCTCTTTATCAACACACGCAATATACTCGTGAAGCACGCCCACAAATCGCCACCGTTTTCGGTTATTCACGATGAGTGTTCGCAGATAGACAAATGATTGCCCTAGCTTCAACTGATACGCATCATGAGTTAGAACGCCTGGCAAACGAAAATCACCATGAATAGAATCATCCGCATCAAATATAAAGAGATAATCGGTTTTCTGAAACGCCATTTGAAGCGCCAATGTGCGATTGAAGCCGAAATCACGCCATTCGACCTGTTCAATGTGTCCGGGGACGCCTCGCTCCTTGAAAAATGCGCGAATCAGGTCCATTGTGTTATCCGTTGAACCTGTATCCGATATATAATACGCATCAAAATCCACGTATTTACAGAGGTTTGTCAGTGTTTGGACGATAATATGCGACTCGTTTTTTACAATCATATTCAAGCAAATTGTATAAGATTTAGACGGTTTGCGCTGTACTACGGTCGCCACCTCATTGTCGCATACTTCGGTTATTAACATTTATAATGTTGTAAAATACAATACGTTATTGTAAAATACAATACGTTATTGTTTTTAGGTTTGTTTTATTTTACCACGATATAATAGCATTACTTATTCCGTATTCCATACCCCGTATTCCATACCCCGTATTCCGATGTCATTTACACGATTCCGCGACGACCCAGCCCGTGTCAAAAAACAACTCCAGCAATCTACCGATGTAGGGCGATACCATTTGAATGCGCCCGGTCCCGGCGATAAACCGCTTTATATGGAAGACCCGTATATCCGCGCGCAAGGTTGGGCCGGCAATATTATGACGAATTCCGTGGATATTGAGGCAGAATTGTTTGGTTTATCACGCAAACTGAACCGAGATTCGGTGGATAATTACCACCACGATGACCGCGCGTCGGTCGCAACCCGAACAAACGAGATGATTCGGTGCCCGATGAAGGGCGGTAGTTCCGTTGAACAGACCCGCGCCACCCACCCTGCGTGGATGTTGCGCGATGTAGAGCAGGACAACTGGAAGATGCTCCACTTTGACCCACAAGAGAATGTATTTATTCCGTTTCATAATAACCTGAATACACGTATGATTGAAAAGGACCGGTTTGTCCCGCAGTCGACGGTTCCTGGCATCGCGGATGATACTTATTTTACAGTCCATCCTACGAATACGAACCCGGCCCTGGAAGGAATGGTGGGTGGTCGACGCGACAATGAGCGCGGTTTAGGCGTCGCGGGCAGCGACGGCGGCGGCATCCAGAATGTTGGCGACCTCCGTCAGTTTAGCGGAACAACCGCACTGTTTTCATAATGAAGCGAAATATTTATATGAAGCAGAATATTATATGTAGCTGAATAATATAGATAGATATAATACCGTAATATAATATGGCTGAAATCGCATTAATATTAGGAAGTCTTGGCGCGGCATATATCGCATCGAATCGCAATAACGCGCGCGAAGGATACCGCAATGCGGGCAAGCACGAGGCACGGTATCTACCCAATACAAACATTCCGACCACGAATTATCCGGTGATTCGCCCGAATACAGGTTCCAACGTAAATGACTACAAGAATCCAAACACCGCGACTGACCGTTATTATGCGCGAGGTGTGGATTTTGATAAAATGTCAGCCGGTGTCGCCGGGGGTGTCGGTGGTGTAGGCATCCTGCGCGGAATTGCGGAGAGAGGGCGTGATTCATCAAACGATAAAAATAGCATCATTACTAAGGGACCGACGTCGGCCGCGGCTTTCACGACCCCCTATGGCGAAAGTTTAGATACACAATTCGGCGATAATTACAGTAAAGACGGGTTTACGTCGCTGATGGGGTCCAAGATAGACCCGAAGACATTTACGCATAACAATATGGAGCCGTATTATGGCGCGAAAATCCGCGGGACGACGACTGGTGCGAATATGCACGAAAATGTGCTCGATAATAAGATTGGCAGTGGTTCTCAGTTCTTCTCCAAGACCGAGCAGGCGCCCCTTTTCCGACCGCTGGATAATCTTCACCTCCCCAATGGAATGCCAAACCAGAATGATTTCTACCAGTCACGTGTAAACCCTAGTATGAAAATCGCCAATGTGAAGCCGTGGGAGGAGGTGCGCGTCGGCCCGGGGTTGGACCAAGGATATGGCTCACAAGGAACACTCGGATTCAATTCTGGAATGGAAGCGCGAGAGAAATGGATTGACCGCGGGGTGGATGAATTGCGCGTGAAGACGAACCCCAAGCTTTCCTATTCTCTCGAAGGACATCAGGGACCCGCTGCGCATTACATCCAAACCGCGCCGACCACGGCGACTTTAGGGCGAATGGAGAAACACCTGCCGGACACATTCTTCGTGAATACGCCTGACCGGTGGTTTACGACGACTGGCGCAGAGAAGGGTGAGACCCAGCGCGCCATTGAGATGGACCGCGAGAGTAATCGCCAGACGACGACCAGCGAGTATTTCGGCGCGACTGCTCCCGCGGATGGCGGTGGTGCCATGTTTGCGCCGAAGAATTTTGAGGATACGCGGCGCGAAGTCTATGACGGCAAACCGATTATCAATCCTTATGCTGCGGAAAAGAATACCGCGACCGAGGCCGATTTCGGCAGAATGAGTTATAAATTTACGCATAATAATAGGACGACTGTGCGTCCCAACGAGATGGGCGGTATCCACGGCGCACTCAAAGCAGTTATTGCGCCTCTGATGGATGTTCTCAAACCGTCGCGTAAGGAGAATGTGGTCGGTAATGCGCGCATGTATGAGAATGCGAGGATGCCCGTCCCCGCCGCGGTGACCGCGACATTTAATCCCGCCGACCGCGCGCCCACCACGATTAAGGAAACCACTGTGGGTCTGGTCGGTTATGACCATATGAATGTGGAGCGTCAGGCGGCTGCGGGGTATTTAATCTCTCAAAACACGCCAGAAGAAACAGAGCGCGCGACAACCAGCACCGACTATTTAGGAGGCGCAGGCGGAACCGCCACCCGTATGGGGAATGGCCTCTACAACGCCGCATATAACCAGCGCAATAATGTAAACAAGACTTATAAAAATATAACCAATCACGGCGCAATGTCGCTCTTTAATTCGAATACCAATGTCCAGATTGACCGACTAGACGCCGACCGCGCAAATCACCGCACGATGATTGCAACGAATGCGCCGTCTTCTATTCCCAGTATTGATATTTATGGTAAGATGACGATGCCCCAGGGATACGATGAAAGCAAACTGAACGAGAGAATCCAGCCGGATATATTGAACGCATTTAGACAGAATCCGTATACACATAGCTTACAGACGTATTAACGGAGGAGCGCGGAGTAACGGAGTCATCGGCATTTTCCAATAGATAATTTTATAACATTATAGTAGTTATAATATTATATTTATATTCAGCGATATCGATATGAATCTTCGCGAATTATTCCAGGATAAATATACGATAGTCTTTATTCTAATCGTGGTGTTATTCGTGAGTGTATGGATTTCGCGAACCTACCGGAATGGCGGGTTTGGGTCATGGATAGCGCCATCCGAAGGATATGGGACGGGGGTGATTGAAGGGCTCGCCTTACAGGACCACGTTCGGTATCAAGGGGAAGTCCGCACACAAAGTTCGCACGCCCCGGCTACCACATCGGGGTCGCGTTCGGATGGAACCCTTATCATCAATCAATGCTCCTATGTTAAAAATTCTGAAACTACATTCCGGTTTCTTTTTACAACAACTGCGGAGCTGCGCGGTGTAAACGGTTCTACCCCTGCGAAAATCGTGACGATTAAAGTTCCTACGTATTATATCCAGAATACGACTGCGTCGGGTTTGAAGGCGACGATGCGGGCGTATACTGGCCCATTGCCTGCGACAGTTGGAACTTCGGCTGGGACGGCGTCAGACCTGGATACCGCGGCGGATGGTCGCGGTTTGACAGTGACAGTTCCTGTGGCGGCCGCGTCGGGTGCGGCCGAGGTTGCCGATGTCGGGTATTGTGTGATTACATATACGATTCAAACTGCGAACCCGATGGCCGCTGGCAAATACGCACTGGAAATCTCTGGCCTGAAGTGGGTGAATAATGAAATCACGACCGCAGCACCTGGGGTCGGATTAGCGAATGTATCTCTCGCAAGCAATGCGGAGACCGCAAGCCCGACACTCGTTCTCGTGAATTTGTCACCCGCATCCGACGCCGCGAAACAATTGCGTATTTTCAATGATACAACTTACGGTGGATTGGCGACGTTGCTGCCTTGCCGTAAAATCTCTACATCAAGTCCGCAATTATCGCCGAATTATACGGGAAGTGCTACTACATTTTCTATGACAATGATGCTTACAAATGCTCTGGTGTCAGGAGATATTTTCCTCGTCCAGGTTCCTTATGTAACACGCACGGCGAATATTGACTTGGGTATCTCTTTTGTATGGACGAACCCGACGACGAGTCTTCAAGATACACTGTCGACAATATCCAGTGCCGGCATTATTACATCCGATGTAAATACCTACGGCGGCGGTCAGAACGTTGTTGCGTTTACACTAGGGGGGTCATTGCCAAACAATGTCCCCATCAAGTTAACCATCGCCGGTCTTCAAACTCCTGCGGCGAAAACGAGCACGACCACTGCGAAAATCCGCACCTACAAAACGGGTGCTACGCTTAATAATGCGTTTACAGTGGATGGCGGTGTTCTGGACCAAGGTGAATATATTCTCCCGGCCATTGAGGCGCGGGCTGCGACCGCGGCCGTATCCACCGGCACGCCTACCTCCTCCGGAACCGCGAGTGATGGAACGACATATGTCACCAGCGCCGCCGCGAATGTCCTTATTTCCGATGTGAAACGCCAGATGAACTGGGCAGTGGAGGCACAGAAGGAGTATGAAAGCGCGTATAAGGCGCTGCGTTCTGCTACGACCCCACAGGCGAAGACCGACGCGCAACTGAAATATGATGTCGCTGTTGCGCGCCGAAATCGTCTCATCGCGAGCCACCCCGATTCGTGGTATGACGGCGCAAACTGGCGATACGGCGACGACGGACACGTGCGTAAATGTACCGAACCGTCCACATTGTCAAGCAATGAAGGCAACTGCCAGAATATTTTCCGGATGGACGTGAGCGGCAACATTGTAAAATCGGCGGAAGGCAATAATATACTCCTTATGCGTAAATGCCCGTGGAAGTGTAACAATCCAGGCCAGACTGGGTCGGATTCGTGCCGTATTGACGCGGACTGCCTGAAAGTGACGCGCTGGGCGACGTATTTACCCGATGGCACCCAGATTGAAAAGAATCTGCTGGCGACCACCCGTTCGCAATACGACGACATTGCGCGCGATACGAGCTCTTCCGCGCTGGGCGAAGATGACATATACAAGCGCGGGATTACGCGGGATTTCAAGGGATACGGACAACGACCCGGACAAGGACAAGGACAAGGACAAGAACAAAGACCCGGACTCTTCGGTTCCATCCGCGATGCTACCGGCAGTATTATCCGCGGGATTGGAAACTGGATTGACCCGAATGACCCCGCCGGAAATAAACGCACCGCGAAACACAACGCGTATTATTATGAGGACGGGTCACCCGCTGCGACGGCTTATCTCGGAATGTATAATGGGCAAGGGTATGAAGAAGAGTCGCCGTTTTATGGCGCATCCAAACCGATGAACTATTATTACACCACGAACTATTATTATACGGATGGCCAAGCGAGCGGGAGCGCGGGCGGCGGTGCGGCGGGAGGCGGTGCGGCGGCGGGCGGTAGTAAACCATCAAAGGTGATGCCATACGAACAGAGTATAAATCTATGAACGGCAGTGAACGCGGCAGTGAACGCGGCTGTGAACGCGGCAGTGAACGCGGCTGTGAACGCGCGGCGAATCATAAAAGGATGTAAACCCATTTTGTCATTATAATAACAACATAATAATGACAAGTCAATTAGAAGGAATCCATCAAAACATCCATAACAAATTGGATGTATTCATTAAGAACCGAAAAATCCCAAACATTATTTTTTATGGACCTAACGGCTCTGGGAAAACGTATATTCTGAATCGGTTTATTCAGCAAGTATACGGCGGGGATAAAACCGCCATGAAAAACTATGTTATGCGCGCGAATTGTGCGCACGGAAAAGGCATACGCTTCATCCGCGAGGAATTGAAGTTTTTTGCGAAGACGAATATTGACCTGAAAGATGGCGCGATTTTCAAATCAGTGATTCTCACGAATGCGGACAAGCTGACAATTGACGCACAATCCGCGCTCCGGCGGTGTATTGAATTATTCAGTTCGTCTACACGGTTTTTTATTGTGGTTGAAAACAAGGACAGTCTCCTGAAACCGATTCTCTCTCGGTTCTGTGATATATATATCCCGCCGCCAGTATTCAGTGTGCCCACGGGCACGGACAGTGGCCCAGCCGTGAACCTACACACATACTTCGCCGACCAGGCATGCGATACGTATAAAATTATTAAATCGAGAGAACCACACACATTACAGTCGTTGATTCAGGTTCATCCGAGTTTTCTCTCGGAGACGGCCGCGGGCACCGCTCCTACTCGTGAAGAATACATAAAAATACTGGATTTGTCGGTATTATTATACGAACATGGCTACTGTGCGTTAGATGTGATTGAGTTCGTCCACAAGTATCCAGGAATGGTAGAACTTCGACGATACGAACTCCTTATTATGTTTGACAAAGTCCGGAAAGAATTCAGAAACGAGAAACTTCTCCTGCTGTTTTTTCTCCATTTTATTGTATTTCGTTGTAAAATGAGTTTAGAAAATATTTCTTTTATGTAGAACGAGCGTAGCGTAATGGACGATTATTCCGTGACATCATTATACGAATCAAAAAACGAATGGGCGTCTCGTCTTGTCAATATTTTAACCCCCCTCATTCAAGAAGGATTTCGGTCCATCTTCGATGAAGCCGTCAAGCTATGCGTGGGTTCCAAAGAACAAGACAAATATCTGATGACATTCCAGAATCTTCTCTCGCGAGTTCCCAAATGGAACCCCAATATCATCAAGGACGAGACTGCGCGAATTAAGGAACGCAGCACCTGCGGGTATTTAGAAGATTTGATTACATGCGTCCATATCATTCACCTGAAGTGTATGACGGTGATGCGTGTTGGCACCAAGCAGAAGAAGGTAGATATTAAAATCCCGCAACTCTCGGATTTCATTCATAAGATTTACGTCAATAGCGCGCGAAAGTTATATTCCAATGTCTATATTTTTGAGAAGGGCATACAGCCGCTTCACACCCAGCGCAATAACCGCGAATTCGAAATCATCGTGAAGGAGTGTATTTATAACACAATTCGCGACAATATTCCCGTGGAAGATCTCATTAAGATGTATTTAGAAGAAACGATTGAGGATGTCGTAGAAGTCACGGAAAATGAGGAGGTCATCAAACAAGAACCGATTCTCTCGGAAGAGGACGCCGACCTCTCGGCGAGGCGGCGTGCGCGTCACGGAAGCACGCGCCGTAGGCGTCATCGCGAGAGCGACCGTGTATCAAGCCAAGACAGCGGCGGGGACGGCGGGGACGGCGGGGACGGCGGGGACGGCAGCGGCAGCGGAGATGTTGTCACATCCAGTATCGGACAACTCGATTTTGTGGGCGAATTGAACGGAAGTGCGTCGTCGTCTACCAACCACGAGCTACTGGATGACGTAGCGGAAAGCGGCGGCGGCGGCGGCGGCAGCGGCGTTTCATTTGGAGAGAATCAAGTCCGCACATTTGAAACGGACGCGAGTGAGAGAAAGAACGAGTATATGTCACACGACGCGGACGACGCGGACGACGCAGACGACGATGATAGTGGCCGTTTGAATATTGGCGGGGATATAAAGCTGGACACCTTGGATATTCATACATTAAATGATACGCAAAATATTAACGCACCGCCATTATTAGATGACATTGAAGTGTTAGCGTAATTCACATAATAAATATAATGAATATATATTATATAGGTAGTATGGGCGATAGACCATTGGCCAGAGGAGGACCCGCAAAAAGAGAAAGAACTATACAAATTAGTGACAACATTAGAGAACAGAAACCTAAAGAATTAGATAGGTTATTTATAGAGCAACAAGAATTATATAATCAGTATGTTCCATTAAAGATAGATTGTCACGGTCCACTTTTACGGATCAAAGATTATTATGATTGCTTTAAGGTTTTTCAAGGTCCGACAGTCGAAGGCGTGCGTGGTGAGGCGAATTCTTTGAATATAACCGGTCATTTTCAGTTTCATTCAGGACTTATTGTTAAAAAAATGCCGGAAGAAGATGTAACACCGGACAGTAGTAGGGTCAATGGTATACATGTAACGTTAGATGATTATGTTGATTTTTTAGAACCATTTCGTAGATCTAGTAATTTGAAGATAACGGGTATGGGAGAAGGATTGCAAATTCACGACGACCAATCACCTCCGCGCAGATTAATTTCGTGGAGTAAGAGTCCAGAAAGTCCAGAATTACTAAGAACAGACGGAATGGTAAAAATAGTAAGGGATGGACAACAGCCATATACAGTTCATTTTCATCAATTGTTAATCGATAATATTGACGTATTTGAAAATTTCCAAAATAAAGTAAATATTGTGACCGGACATAATTTATCTCCAGCTTTGATAGACGAACATTCATTATTGTTTATTTACGGTTTATTAACAAAACCATATGATGGTGACCGAAATGCGAGATTAAATGCGATAGTTGGAGAGTTAAATAAAACACACGAAGACCTTGTTACATACGTAAATAAACAAATACTAGATGATATAACATCTCTCGGGTTAACCTCGGACAATTATATGCCAGAACATCTTAAAAACACAGATCCAAAGGACCGTATACCCGAACGTTTGTTCGCGATATCAGTGGCGCAAATATCATCGATGGCCACATTCATACTGATGGGTGATAGATTTTTTTTGAACGGATATTCATGTGTTGGGACAACCGACGAAGATAAATACAAATGCGACGACGACCAAGAAATAATAACCGACCATTCTTTAATACCATTGATGGAGTCATTAGCATTCACATTAACTTTTCGTGTAGATATGGTTTACAACGGGTCCAAATACTTTTTTAGTCTGATACTTGACCGTGACGATTTTAATAGTAAATTAGATACTACCGTTCGAAAAAAAGGCGTATTTAAACAATATGAACTTTACAAAGATATACTACATGAGTCATTTAAAGGTTGTATTGTGGGTGCTTTAGGTCGGTCAGTGGCGGCGACAGCGACAGCGACAGCGACAGCGACAGCGACAGCGACAGCGACAGCGACAGCGACAGAAGCCATTAATAATTTATGGTCGGAACGAACATTTGATTTGATTCAGAATGGATGTGCGTCGATCGACCATTGTATGACCCTTGATAAAACTCCAATGCTAGATAAATTATATTTACAATTTCATACTAAAGAACCCAGTGCTGATGTTATTACTCTTCGCCCGAACCCTTTCGACAAACTCACAGATTTGAGCAAAATATCAAAAAAGGGGGCGCAGATGGATCCGGTGGTAAATGTTCATCTTCATTTTCCAAAAATAAGAAACGTAATAAAAGACCATTTATCAGTACCACCAGGCGGTGGTGAAATAGTCGAGTGGTCTGAAACAGTAAATAAATATGACGAGGATATTATCAAGACATTATTGGCAGAAAATGAAGGTCACGACTGGCAAACAGCATCTTTATTAGATTCTGTAATAGGTTCATTGTCTGTAAGTATCGGGCGCAGTGATTCATCGTTATATCCTGAAGCACGGTCGCCACAAGAACGTTCTATATCTCCGGGTCCAAGAACCTCATCCGACTCGGTCGGAAAAAGGCTACCAACAGAAAGTGCGGTAAGAAGCATTGAAAGTGAATCTATCAACGAACGAATATCTGCTTTTTGGAGTTCACATAAAGATAATGCCGGCAACTCTACACAAAATCCTCCAGATGATTGCGAAGCGCGACAGGGTAATCCGCCACGGGTCGGATTTTTCACGCCATTTAGAAATGCCTTGGTAGCTCTTGTTGAAAAACTATTTAAACGACCAATCGACGTTGATGTTGGTATGGGCGGCGGCGGCTCTTTACATAATAAACCGCGAAGGTCGAAAACACGCACCAGGCGTAATAAAAAGTATTCTAGGAAAAAGGGTAGACGCCACAGTAAATATGTGAAGACATACATAAAGCGTCGTCGTGCTACTTATAAAAAATAATCGTATAATACATATTCATATTCATATATATCATATGGCCGATGAAGAAGAACCAGGCAAATGGTATGATAATATTTTCCTCCTAGACATTTTGATTTTCATCTTCTCTTTTGCGTTTTTAGCAATCGCCGGCGGTGTTTTCTATGTTTGTTATCCGCCAGTAATGCTAGCATTTCAAACCTAGTATACTTTGCGTATAATACCGAATAAATAAGTGAAATTGTATGTATATATCTCTATTTAGAACTATATACATCGTATCGTATTCGTATTCGTAATGTTTAACTCTACGAAACTGTTCGTCATCGGGGTCGCGGTCGCCGCCGTTTATTTTATACTGAAATTTATGGAGATGCGATTCGTAGAATCCGATAGCCAGAAACCATTGAAGGTGCTTATCCGCGATTCCATCGTTGTGTGTATTTCCGCAGTATTAGCAGTATTTATATTAAACCAATTCGAGAATAGCGGCGGTGGCGGCGGTGGCGGCGGCGGCAGTGGCAGCGGCAGTGGCAGCGGCGGCGGTGCGCCCGCAGTATTTGTAGATACGCCTGGATTTTAAGTCTAGTCTAGTCTAGCCTAGTCTAGATGGACATGTCCGGCCCTAGGTCCTTCGACCGAAACTCCGTTTTCATAATAGTGTTTTCCAACCTGGTCCAAGTTGGATAACATCAGGCGCCATGCGTCCTTATACGAATGCTCGGTATATTTGAGCGTGGACGCGTGTCTTTCGCAAAACGCGCGCACATACGGCGCCGCATGGACGTTCTTATACTGGGGCATTGACGGAAACATGTGATGCTCTATCTGGAAATTAAGATACCCCATTATCCACGTCACCAGTGCGGAACTGGTAGATATATTCACGGTATGGTCCAGCGCATATTCAAACCATAGGAGGTGCTTGGTAACGGGGACTACGCCAGTAAATGAATGCGAGAGAGAGAAGTGGCCGAAGAGGTAGACCAAATTCCAGAAATTGACGACCATTAGAAGGAAATACGACCATAAGAGTCCGCCGCCACCGCCGCCGCCGCCAGTATAAAAAATAAACGGTAGCGATATTTGCGACGCTATCATACAGACTAATTCGAACGCGGCCGTTCTACGCTCTTCTCTCGCCGTTGCGGAACACAACCGCTGAACCGTCTTTTTCGGGTGAAGATAGTATATCCAGAACAAATGGACGAAGATGCCATTTACAATGGGCAAAAATGTCCACGCTTGAAGTCGCATCCACCACCGGTTCATAAACCTCGCGGTATTGGGTCCGTGTCTGGTTGATTCATATGCGCGATTGAAAAATGCGACAAATGGTGTTGTATCCAGGTCGATATCGTGCTTTATTTTCTGGGGGGCGGCGTGGTGACGTTGATGCATGGAATTCCACACGGATGAACTTAGACCACCGCCAAATCCCATTATAAATGTTTGGATGGCGCGGTCAATACGCTTGTTACCGGTAAAACTCAAGTGGCCGCATTCGTGCTGGACCCAGCCACAGCGGGTTTTAAACGCGATGAACGAGAGAACCGACGCATACATATTATAGGACGCAAGCCACGTCCCCATCCCGAAATAAAAGGCGAGTTCTAGCATACGGAAATAAACGTGGATATAATCCGGTTCAAATAAGCCTTGCGCCACAAGCTTCTCGCGCATCTCTCTGAAATCGGCCATCATTGCCTTCTGGTGCTCGGTCAATGCGTGTTCGGGTGCGACAAGCGGCGGCGCACTCTCCGGGCCACAGTCATATATAGGCAATGATTGTAGGACTTTATTCACCCGGTCAGATGACCGATGATGAAACTCGCGGAATACGTCGGTCGCGTCGGCGGTATTTTTAACGTAGTTGATGATATTTCCGCCAGGATGCTTAAATTCGGTGATGTCGTAAGTCACACCGTCGATAGTGATTGTGTCGCGGTTCATTATTCAGCACCAATAACTAACTACCAATAATTATGTTTATATTAGATTGAATAATAAATCATAAAATTGAAACCATTTTATGATTCTTTCACTGTTGTTATCTCTTCTACACACATTATCAAATGTCTGCTACCACCGGAATTATCGCACCTGAATCCGTCACCGTTCACCTGGAACGCGACCCAATCCCCGAAGAAGAATATTGGCCTCTCACCTTTGACGCCGTGAGAGATTGCGACCTATCTTATTTCAACGACAAATGGTCTGAGGATATGGTGCGCGACGGAATGCGCGCAATTCTTCGCGCAAATGAAGACCCGTGTATCAAAACCCGCGAAATCAATGTATGGAAATATATCTCAGAGTATAGCCCGCCATCCAATCTCGGATTCATGTTCAGCGCGGGTGACGACAGCATTGTTTCACAGGTTCAATATCATATGGAGACTGGTCATTCCGGATGTTCGATGGGATGGACAATGCGGCAGATAGAATTCATCGCCAAGAATGGTATTCCAGCGCACCGAAAGATGTTTCTCGATAAACGTCGCAGTTAACGCATCAGCGGTGGCGGTCATTTATACAGTATAATACACAGGCAGTGTATCAACATTCATAAGAATATGCGTGTTTCGCCCCTCTTTCAAGAATCTCGCTGCGAGTGCCGCATGCTTCTTGTATTTTTTATATGTGATTTTATATACGTCAAACATCGGATTATATATCTCGGTAGAAGGAATATGGTTATGGACGGTCCGTGAAATCATTTTATACAATTTAAAATCAGGATACCGCTCTTCACCGCTGGATTTATAGAGCACATTACGTCCCTTGTCGTCCGTAACCCATTTTACAACCAGTTTAATAATGGGGTCGGATTTACACAGTTTTTCCACCTTACGCAGGTCGTAAATGAAATAGTCAAAGAGTGCGCAGGCAAATCGGCATAAATCAAAACTGAAATTCGGTTCTACAGTGGGTTTATCGGGGTTATAATAAGGGGGGAAGTTATACTGGGTCGCCGCGTCGCCCTTTGGGTGGAAACTATCGCTACAGATGAGTTCGCCGCGGAACTTGTATATCGCGCGCCCGAAATCAATGAGCTTAAAAATACGGCCATAAGTGGGGACCTTATAATACTGGCCTTCGTAGATGTAGTAAACGAACTCTTCGGTTGTCTCGACAAACATCACGTTGTTTGTATGAAGGTCGTTGTGCGTGAATGCGAACATTTTCTGATAAATAATAAGGGTCATTATCACCTGGAATAAAATAGACGTCCATTCTTCTTTTGTTAATTCGTCCGTCATCATAATATGGTCTAATGTATTGACGCATTTTTCAAGGAGGATTGCCTGGATGGGGAAATCTTTTATTTTTACGATGAGTTGTTCGTCGTCACTGTCATAACTGCCTGTATCGGTGTCGTCGTCGTCGTCGTCGTCGGCGTCGTCGTCGTCGAATGAAGAATCTTCCACTTGAATCGCAGACTTCTCGTCGTCGCGTTCACTGTCGTCGCTTTCACTGTCGTCGTCGTCGCCGCTTATCGTAGTATATGAAGAGTTCGACTGTGACGAATCAGTGTCACTGGTATCATTATTGTCCCTTGTTCTATTTTTCGTGTATAACGCTGGCGCGGCGGTGTCGGCGGAGTTTGGGTCATCACGGTCCGAGAGATTTAATTCTAGGATTTCAACCGGTGTATTCTCCGCGCCACAATCCGTATTCACGTAATTATCCACGGTCACTGATTCAACATCCGAAACATTGTCAAGAATATTAATGCGGGATGTAACACCGGAATAGTCTTCATCAGCTTGGATATAGCTATCCGCACCGGTCACACCAATCATCGGTTTCATTTTGTTACGGAGTTTCATCAGTTTGCTTATATTGATATCCGAGAGGTCGCTGCCGCCTGATTCGTCATCCCCGAATTGCGAATAATCGATGGTGAATAGGTTGTTCTCGTATGTATTAAAAAATGAACACCCAACCAGATAATCAATATCATCAAATACATTGGTGGAAAATTCGCGCTGTCTACACAAATAACTGCCATAATAGTCGAGTCCGTGGGCGATTCCGTGTTCGTGAAGTGTGCGGCTCGTCAAATAGGAGAAAAACCCGTCAACATACGAAGAATTATTTGTATTAAGTATTTTCTCTTCACATGTGTCGGGTGTAGAATTGTATTTGGGAAGCGCGCGCGTTTTGTTATCCGGTTGCGTATCATATTTCCCTGATAAATAACGGATAGGGTCAAGAAGCGGCGAATACTTGACAAACATGGGGACGTTCGTGGTATTTCCGTTGTCGTCAGCGATAATCGTTTCTAAATGGTTTAGGGAATGAGTGTGGTCGCAGTCGGCCGAGGGGCGGTCGTAGTCGTCGATATGTTGCGTCGGATGCGCGATGATATTCTGTAAATAATACTTTTGGTTCAGTTGGATTCCGTTATAATTGCTTTCGCTGATATCGAAAAATCGCGAATATATCGGTATATAATTTTGAATATCATACAGTAATGCGGACTCTATTGTATCAGGGGTGTATTTGTGTTTACGGTAATGAAGTTGGAACGCCGAGGCCGAGGCCGTTGTCGATGCCGCATTGTCGGTCATTGTTCCTAAATGTATTATATTGATTGATATGATTGATATGATTGATGAATAGAAGTTTTATATCGATTTTAAACGGGCGTATTCCATTCATTCCATATTCCATTCATTCCATATTCCATTCGTAAAAATGTCATAAAAATAATATATGCCATTTTTATTACTACTATGAATTTGGAACTCGCGAAGTTCGAGATGAAGGCAATCAGTTTTCGCCCTGATGAAAACAAGGGCCCGGTCATCGTTCTCATTGGACGCCGTGATACCGGTAAAAGTTTCCTCGTTCAGGACTTGATGTTTCACCACCAGGATATCCCCATCGGGACAGTCATCTCCGGAACAGAAGCAGGAAACGGTTTCTTCGCAGCCCATGTCCCAAAACTGTTCATCCATGACGCGTATAATACGGCCATCATTGAGAATATTCTAAAGCGCCAAAAGGCAGTCTTAAAGCAGGTCAAAAAAGAACAGGATATGTATAAGAAGTCATCCATTGACCCAAGGACGTTCGTTGTATTGGATGATTGTCTGTATGATAACAAATGGACGAAAGATGTGATGATGCGCCTCCTCTTTATGAACGGGCGTCATTGGAAGGTCATGTTAGTCATCACAATGCAATATCCATTGGGTATCCCTCCAAATCTCCGCACGAATATCGACTACGTTTTTATCCTCCGTGAACCATATATTGCGAATCGTAAGCGAATCTACGACAACTATGCGGGTATGTTCCCCACTTTTGAGAGCTTTTGTCAGGTGATGGACCAGTGTACCGAGAATTACGAGTGTCTCGTCATCAATAACAACGCGAAATCCAACAAATTACAAGACCAAATCTTCTGGTATAAGGCACAACAGCACGGGCCATTCAAGCTCGGCAGTAAAGAATTCTGGGAAATATCCAAGAATCTCGGTTCTGACGACGAAGGAGAGCAGTCGTATGACCCTAGTGCTGCGAAAAGTGGCAAGGGACCGAAGATTAATGTGAAGAAGAGTAAGTGGTGAGGGAAAGCGCTTTATATTTGGGTGTAGCAAGATCGCGAAATTAGCATTCAATAGAAACCGCTTTGGGATAGACCAAAGCGGTTTTCCGAAATTAGTATTTTAACATTATTTGTCGCTTTTTTAATTAAAAGCGACAACTAGTTAACCATTGCTTTCATAAATAGCGTTTTTTTATATGAAAGCAAACATCGCCGAACCCACCGCTTTCATAAATCACGCTTTTCATTTATGAAAGCAACATCAACCACTTATTTATCCGATTCAATACATCCGACAAGTCAAACCCAGGCTCATTCGGATTGTATCGAATCATTGCGTAACCTTGATTCTTGATGAACTCTTCTCTCGCTACTTCGTCGTCAGCAGACCGGTCGTGATGTCCATATTCATCGCATTCCACGACAATCAAATCATCCGTAAAACACAAATCCGCAAAATACGAACCAATTCGAAACTGTCGGGACATCGCGCGTAAACCGCGATACGCATTTTCAATAAACCCGATGGTCTGTCCTTCAATACACATCGGGAATTTGACACACTTCACATTATCTGACACGTCTACAATATATTTACTTCTCAACTTGAATGAGTTTTTCAGCAGTTCAAATGCTTCTTCCGTAAGCATATATACGATACGGTTATGACCTCCGTGTTTTCTCGTATCGCCAACACCAGTAACTCGTGACTTTATATAATGGATATTCTCTCGGTAGTTCTTCTCCAAATGTAATGTTAAATGGACCTTTTGTGACTTGAAATGACACACCAACTCCTCCAAATCGCGCGTGAACTCGGGCATAATGTAAAAACGGTGTATTACATACGACAGTTCAGATAGACAATTGTTCAATTTTATGAAAAAAGCGTTTTCATAAAAAGTGCTTTACAATCATAAAGCGAAAACAACTTAAAGACATCCGTATATACATAGTATAACATACGCTCATAACGATGTCCTCCGCTTCTTCTACCTCCGCCGCCTCTGCTGCTACACTCAACATCGTTGAACTGATTGAAAAAAATCCGATTACAAAGTTGTCTCAAACATACAACAATTTTCTCCTTGAAAAAATCCAAGAAAACTTCAGCACATTCGAGCAACAATTGTTTGTCAGTAGTTTTTATTGTTACCTGAATTATGATAAGAATACTGACTTTATTGTTGACTTGGATAATGTATGGAAATGGTTGGGATTCACACAGAAGATAACCGCAAGAATGATGATTGAATCCAACTTCAAACTCAACGTAGATTATACTGTGTCAATTCCTGAATTTAAAAAATCAGAACAAAAAGACCAACAATCTGGTGGTAGTGATGAAGAACAACCATCTGAATCAACCGTTCCAGCTAAACCAAAGAATGGTGGGCAAAATAAGCAAACCATCAAACTTACCATCCGATGCTTCAAACTGCTGTGCATGAAAGCACAGACCAAGAAAGCAGGTGAAATCCATGACTATTATTTGCGCCTGGAAGAAATTATTCTTATGACTGTCGACGAACAAACAAATCAGCTCCGCGCACAACTCGAACAAAAGAACGAAGTCATCTCCACCCTCAACCAAGCCACCATCACCCTCACCCAAGAAAAGAAACGCGCAATTGAAAAAACCCTCATCAGCCAGTTCCCAGTCAACACGGAATGTATTTACTTCGGCACCATCGACAACACCAACGCCGACAACGAGAAACTCATCAAATTCGGCCACACCAACAACCTCGCCACCCGCGTCGCCGACCATCATAAGAAATACACGAACTTCATCCTCGCCGGTGCATTTCGCGTCGCCAACAAAGTCGAAATTGAGAACTACATCAAAGACCATCCAAAAATCAAGCGTCAACTTCGCACCATTGAAGTCGCCGGTAAAAACAAAACTGAAATCATCGCATATGACAGCACCAATTTCACCATTGACCGCTTGACAAAACATATTGAGGGCATCATTTACGCACGAATGTACAATGTGGAAAACTTCAACAGGCTTATTCAACGCAATCAAGAATTGGAGGCCGAGAACGCAAAACTTGTCACTGACCTCGAACAAAAGAACAAGGCCATCCACGACCTCACTCTAGCAAACAATGAACTCCGCGAGAAGACCGCACAACAGTCGCAAGCGCTTCAAGTCGTCGCGACCGAAAACGAATCTCCGTTCAATCAACACATTCTTCTCCCCGATAATGAAATGACACAAAAGTTCGACGAATTCGTCGCAACATGCTGTATCGTGCGCCCTGATGTGGAAGAGGAATCCGTGAACCTTGAAGGGCGATTCCGTCTTTGGTCGCACACGAAACCAACGAAAGAAACCTTCCACGCGTTGAAGCATTATATGGACGTGAAATTCAAACCCAAGCGCATCGACCGTATTCACGGTTATCAAGGTATCAAGTTGAAGACGGTGGATTACAAGAAGGTCATCGCAACCGAGGCCGAAAACCCAGCACAATTCAGTGTGGAAACATTTATTTTCCAGTGCTGTAAGTTCTCCGACCGTGGTAAAATCCTGAATTCTACACTCCTGAAAGAGTATCAGCAATGGAAAATCTCTGTGGGACAGACACCAGGTGAAACCGATTTGAAGAACCTGAAGACCTACCTCAATGCGTGCCCGAACGCACTCAAGTCGACGATTTGGTTTGAAACAACGGCGAATGAAGGCTTTTACGGATTGGGTTTACGTGAAAATTATTACTCGATGACACAAGCCGTTATTCAAGGACAGGCCAATCCGGTGATTAGTGTCCAAATTTCAACCACCGGCAAGAAAGTTGAGAAACGCATAGTCAATTCAAATCAACTATTGAAAACATGGGATACGATTGCGAAAGCAGCCGTCGCTGAAGGCTTTTCCGCCGCAAAAATG